TTTGAGCGTGAAACGCTACATCTGTTCTTTTTATCTTAGATATTATTTTTTCTTCACCAACATAAGCTATTATAAATTGATTTATAATATGCTCTAGTGATGTAAATTGATAATCACCATGATCTGAACCAGAGTAGTATGAGGCTTGTGTTGCTGTAATTAATCCCATTTATTATACTTTTTCTTGTTGTATTTTTTGTATATCTTTACTTCCAGCTACTTGTATTAAACCTGGATCTGCTAAAACAATACCAGCTAGTTCTAGTATTTTATATATTAAAGTGTTTTCTTCTGATGGGTGTAGAGTAAAGTCAACACTATTTGACGGATCCCAAAGCGGATACTCGTTACCACCACTAGAACTTGGTATTAATACATAGCCCCAATAAACCTCAGCAGGCTTAGCTACATAGTTAACAGTTACATTACTTGTTGAATAAGCGCCGCTAGGATTTGTAGCAGGAAATAACTTTATAATAGTATTAGATTTTCTAACATAAACAGGTCTAACTCCAACAGGTGCAGCTATTGCTGTTCTCTCCATGTAGTGTAAATCGTTCTTTTCAACTCTTTCAACTTCTACATCATACGCACCACCTACAGCGTAAAATACAGTTCCAAGCTTATGAACATCTGTTGGTAGTGTAGCTTCGTTTGTACTAGCTATAGCTGTAACAGCTACTTTAAATTTTTCAAATGGTGATATTTTTTCAGCTAGAATATCTATTAAATCAGAGTATTCAGTAGCGTTACCAGCTTTTTGATCGTTCCATTGTTTTATATCGTAGAAGTATTGCTCGAATATAATATCTTGAGCTTGATTAGCAAGTAAGTTAAACTCTAAAGGTGTTATGTAACCTCTTTGTTCTTTGTTAGCGAGCGCTAAAACTTTTTGATATACTGAATCTACACTTATTGCCATTTATATATGTTTTTATAGTTAAGCAACCACCCTATAATAGAGTGGCTGCTCTACTATAGTATAGTTACGCGTTTAAACGTTTTTCTATGTTGGAGTATATCTCCATACCTTCATCTGTTTTAAACCAAGCGGCTAAAGCAGAATATGGGTGTTCATCAAATGGTACAGTCATGATTTTTCTGTCATTACTAGCCCACATAAAATAACGTTGATCTGAAGATAGTTTAATAATTCTATTTTCAACAGCTTTAATACCAAAGTTTCTAAGCTGCACGTTATCGTCTGTAGTTAATTCTAAGAACAGTTTAGGATTTTTCTTAGCAAACAGTAATAAATCTCTTTTAAGCTCCTTAGAACTTAAATCATTAACCTTAGAACCAATCTCTACTCTCATTATAGCTTCAGCTAAATCAACGTCCATTGATCTTGCTATAGTTAAAGCTTCAACTTCAAACTCTAACCAATCAAGCTGGTTTTCAGCTATAACTTGAGGTTTATGTTCGTGAAACAAACCGTCTCTATGAGGGTGGTATAAAGATAATAATTTTTGTAAAACAGTTTTTTCTTTTTCTACAAACAAAGCGCCGTTTCTAAAAATAATATGAGATAATCTTTGATCACCTTTCATTTCATCAACGAAGCAAGTTTGTTGATTTTCACAATACTTCAACTCTCTTTCAAAACCTTTTTCTTTATCAAACCAATATATGTTTGAAGATCTTACAGTTCTACTTATAGGTTTTTTACCACCTTTTAAATAGTAAACTCTATCTTTAATTTCCCACTCAGGTTTTTTTGGTTGTGGCTTAGCTTCTACTTTAGGAGCTTTAACCACCGGTGTTTCAACCACCGTTTCTACTTGAGGCGCTACCTCAACCGTTTTAGCTGTTTGTTTTTTTGCCATGATATAATATAATAAAAATTAAAAAAAAAAGATCGAGGACCGAAGTCCTCGACCTAATAATATTGCTTACTTCATTAACATGAAGTTGTTAGCACCTTGAGTAACCAAACATCTTTCAGAAAGCATGTGGATTTGCATTGCATCTAAAGCAGATGTAGCAGCACCAACTGAACCAGTAGTCCAAGTCTTCATTCTTCTGTTGTCAGTTTGAGAAGCTCTATATCTCACGTGTAAGAAAGGACGCTTAAGGTTCTTTCCTAACATTTGATCGTACACAGTTGATGTACCAGCTGGGATTATAACACCTCTAACAGCGCTAGCTCCAGCAGCAGAGTTAATACCACCACGAGTAGCTAAATCATTTAAGTATCTAAAGTCAGATTTGTAGAAGTCGTAAGAACCTCTTCTGAATCCAGAGAAACCTAAGTTTAACGCCATATCCTCGTCGTTTTCAAACACACCATAAGATGTACCACCAGCACCGTAAGAGTTCATTGAAGCTAACATATCGTCCATAG